GCTGCTCTAGGGTCAATCTCTGGTTTATCACCACCACCTTTTCCACCACCACCCATTATACTATCTCCTGTACTGGTAATTCATAAAATGTAAAACGGGACTTAAACCCATCATCTTTAAATACTTTACTCCAACCATTACGTCCTAACGACTCAATAATGTCACAACCAGTTGAATAAGCAAAACCTTGTATAGTCTTTAACATATCTTCCTTCCACAATTCTAATTCTGTACCACCAGTAAAGTGCATAATAAGAGACTTTAACTGTGGGTACTCCATAGGCTCTGTAATAACAAAACCAAATATCTTATCTTCTTCGTGAGCTATCCATAATTGTTGGTTAGGGTTTTTCTTTACAGCGTTACGAATATCATTAGCTGTAAACCTACCGTAAGTATATTCGGCACAACCTTCAAAGTATTCTTTTACTCTGTGCCAAACTACGTCTACTTCTTGATTAGGGAAATGTGTAATTTTCATATTAGGCTGTGCGCTTCCACATATACACTGTAATGTAAGGTTGGTAGTTTTGGTCTGTACCACTAACGCCCTCTGTGCTATTGGCTACAGTAATGCCTGTTGTCTCTGTTGAGGTGTTCTGACCATTTGCAACATACCTAGCACCAGCTCCATAATAATCATTATCAACACCAGTCAGATTATCATTAGTTTGTTTATGACTGTGTCCGGGGTCTGTTACTGTAGCTGTGTGGGTGTGGCTAACAACAACAGCATCAGCACTACCACCAGTCTCCTCAGCAGCATCAAATAACGTATTACCAGCATCAAAGCCTACAGGGACTCTACCTGCACCAAATGCTGTCCATGTCCCAAAACCTAATAAGGTAGCTGGATTAGTTGAGTTAGTAGCGTTAGTATAGATAGAACCTACTGGATATAGTGCTAGTTTAGCTGCTAGTATTGCAGCATCTACTACAGCAGAATAGTTGTTTAATGCAGTAGTCACAAAATTAGTAGTAGCTATTTGTGTTGTGTTAGTGCCTGCACCAGCATTGGGAGCAGAAGGTACTCCAGTTAAAGTAGGGCTATTTATATCTGCTTTACTATTAACAGCAGTTTGAATAGCGTTATACTCATCATTGATTTCTGTACCACTTACAATCTTTAAAGGGTCGCCAGTCAATAAGGCATCCTTAGAAGCAAAGTCTGTGGCTTTTACATAATTACTCATATCTTATAATACCTTTATTGTGTTCTTCCAGATTTAATAAATACATCAAGTCTTTGAATACTGAGTGGCGCACCATTTATCTCTGCTTCAAAACCACCTTGAATAACTGTACCACTACCGCCAACAGGGTTACTTATAGTTCTAATACTAATACCCCCAGTGTACTCCGCTACTGTATATTCATCCTCACCAAAGTAGTAGGGTGTACCCTCTCCTTCAATAACGTAAGGGTAGCTAAAGTATTTAGTAGAGTAGTCAAAGCCTAGTTTAGTTACGAATGTTTGGTTATCTGGTGCAATCAATGTTACACACAACCTTTTAGCTATCTTAGCTATATTACTATTACCTAAGTCAAAGTAGTTAGTGTAATACTTAAAGTTAAATGCACTACCATTATCCTGAGAACCAAAGTATTCAGCTAAACCATTAGCTTGGCAGAATAGTAACTTGCGTTCATCAGAATCATAAACAAAGTTAGTATGAGTTATTTCTATCCACTTAGTAATTCTAAGAGAGCCATCTTGTAAAGGACTTCTGGTATCAAAAGCGTAAGCAACACTAGCACTAGGAAAGTAAAGTAAATAGAAAGCAAAGTTAGGACAGTACACAGCTTTAATGTTTGTGTCTGTACCTTCATTCTCTACAAACGTAATCAAATCATCACGTACGTTTTTAGATAAATCTCTTAATGGTTGTGACTTCTCTTGTATAGTTCTACCTAAAGACCTAACACCTGTAGATGATAAGAACATAATATCATCGCCAACATTCTGTATAGTGTTGTGAGATATGCAACCAATACCTTCAATAGTCTCTACTAGAGAGAGTGTAGTAACATCGAAGCTCGCCTCAAAACTATCTCTATCTTGAAACAACATGATAGAGTTCTTACAGAATACTACTAAGAAACCGTTATGTGCGCCTAACCCAGTAATAACATCACTGTTCTTAGCAAACGTACCAGCTATGTTTAGTTGACCAGCACTACCTGAACCCCATTTAGTACCATCTAACAGGTCAGAAAAGTAAACTACTGTTTTATTAGAGTTAGTATCAGCAGCCCATAAACGCCCGTATGCAGACATAACTATGTTAGCCTGTGGTGGTGTACCATCATACCCAGTAAAAGTGTCTATAGACTTAAACTCATCTGTAGTAGTCTCGTTTGTATATACTAAAGGCTTGTAACCTCGTTGAAAGAAGTAAGTTCTGTCATTAAGGCTGGCAGCAGTCCAGTTACCAGCAGAGATAGTATCTGTTGTACTAGGAGTAATAGCTGTTAAATTGCTATAACCTTTATAAAATGTAGTGGCGTTCCAAGACAAGTTTCTTTTAACACCAGATAAATCTAAAGAGATGTGAGTGCCTAATAAATTAACACCATCGTTAGCATTATCAACACCGCCCAATTGAGTTGTACGGTACGCCCAACCTTTACGACTACCTAACCGACCATACTTATCTATTACACAGTTGTCAGCTTGTAAGGCAAAGCCAGCTTCTAGTGTTACACCAGCCTCTTGAGTATTAAGACCAAAAAAACCGGGGGCTACGATTGATGCAGCTTGTAAAGGTTTAGCCATTATAAGTCACCGTACTAGAAGTTTCTTCCACAGTTAAAATACAACTAACACCAGTAGAACCAGCATTGCCTCTTATCTCATAACCAGCTTCTAACATTACATAGCCACCATCTTGTTTAAGCTGTATAAAATCTCCAGAACCTAGAGACTTAGAACCTAGTACAACTATATCTACACCGTTAGATATTTCTAAATGTACGTTAGAGATAGTAGAACCAGAACCATTAGATATAAATGCTAATACCCACTTAGCTTTAGTATTAGGTGGTACAGTATACAATAACGCTGTACTATCAGTAAGAGCAGCAGTAGTTAAGTTTTCTGTTAGTATACTCTTAGCCCGCATTAGCGTGCCACCCAGATAATTTCTTCAGGGTGCTTACCGCAATCTAATGTAATAGCATCTGATAAGGCACGTTCTGCTATAGCGTAAGCAGTAACAGGATTAACACCACCATCTTCACCACGTTCTTCAATAGCCATAGCATAAGCTAATAACTCTACAGGTTTAGCTGGAACTTGAATAGTATCTGCCTCTGCCTCTAAATCAGGTTGACGTTGTACCATATTAAAACGTAACGTATAAGTATCATCAGGTATAGGGTATAAGTCTACTTGAGTATCTCCATCAGAACTAATACCATTGAAGCTGTAGTAGTAAGGAGAGCCTGTAGCTGGCTCAGAGTTTAAGAACAAACCATTAAAGCTATGAGCATCTTTATACTGAAGAAAGAAATCATCAGTATCATTAACTACATCTAGGATGTCAAAGTTATTCTGAGTACCATTTAACTCATAACTAAAAATACCAGACGTAGTAGTTGCCGTTAGTGTAGTACGTAAAGCAGACCATTTCCATGCTTCCTCCACAACTTGTTTAGCGTCATTAACGAATATACCGATAAGAGCAGAGTAAGCTGTTTCTTCTACAGACGTAACTGTCCTCTCTCTTAATCTCTTTAGGATTTTATTTACTGTTTCTAAATAAGTCATAGTTATTATTTACTTCCTAAAATAAATTTTTATTTATTGTATCATATTTTGAATGATTTGTCAAGTCTTTATTTAACTTTATTTCTTCCAGTTAGCTAAGCCCTTGATTCCAAAGGAAGCTGCTATAGCTGCTGCTAGAAAACCTTTGTAGTATTCTGGCATTGAGTTTAAAACTGCGAAACCCTCTTGAATGTAGGGTACTAAGCTAGGGATGAACGCACCAATCATAGGGATAGAAAGCACAATAACGAACCATTCATCTTTCCAAGATGTCTTACTACCTTCAGCCATCATTTTTTCCCAGTTCTCTTCGGACTGCATAGCTTTAATCTTTACTTCCTGCTTGACCTTAGCTTCTTCTGCTTTGCCTTGCATCCATGTAGTGGCTAACTCACCAACAAGAGTTATTAGCTGTATCATTTGTCTGCCTTACTGTCTAGTTTATCTTCTATTCGGTTAAGAGTGTCTTTAATGTCAGATAGAGCTATTTGAAAATCATCACGTCTAAGATACACGTTAGGGATATTTCTCTCTATCTGCTGAATGTCTAAACGTAATCTGCTAATAGCATCCCATACTGCTCTTAGATACCAGCCAACAAATATAGATATAAGAGCGAATGTTGCATTAAATAAATCTTGGAAATCCATTGTTAATTAGCTCCTTTAAAGCCTAGCGGTGTATGGTTACAAAAATGTATCAATTATTAATGGCATAATTAAATATTCCCGTGAAATGAGACATAGTAAGCTGACATGTCATAGCTACCCCCATTGGAGGCTTTCGCTGTAAACCTTGCTGAGCTAACGCTGGTATTTTCAATATAACCAGTTAAAGAGTTTGAACTAAAAGCAGGGTCTATAGTGCCAGAGGTCGGGCAGTAATTAATATCTGCCATATCTGTAGCAAAATTAATAGCATAATTACCTGTACCAATATCAGTGATAGAGCTTACATTATAACTAGCCCGTATTGCTACAGTGCCTGTTCCATTGAAGTTCACCCATGCTCTTGCACTGCCATTTACTACGTCAGCTATCGGCGTAGACTCACTGCCTGCTAAGTTGGCTAAGGTGCTTATGTTTAATTGTGACATTTAATTAACTCCTTTAGGGCTTAGCGGAATATTGTTACACACATAAATTCTGGGTCATAAACGGATACCGAACTCTGGCATTTGACATCCACTGATACTGTTGTAAAAGCCTCTGGCGAGCCAAATCTACTCAAGCCTGTACTGCCACATGATTCCACACATGTATAATTAGCATCCTCTAAAGCATTAGTAAAGTTCACTGTGTAATCACCAGTACTATTATCTGTAATACTACTTACATTACCAGACGCACGAATAGCCACTGTACCTGTGCCGTTGAAATTCACCCAAGCACGACACTTATAATTCTCTGTGCTGTCATCGTTCAACCAAGTGTCAAACTTTAAAGAGCCAGCCATTACAATGCCTCGCGTTCAATCACTTCTTTCAGCTTGTCAGCAGATGTTGCACCATCAATCTCAGCTTGCATAGCGTCATACTTGTCACGAATAGCTTGACGAGCTGCTTCAGCTTCTACTGCTTTGGCTGGGATAGTTGCCTGCACATCTAATGGCGCGAACTCTTCAGAGCGTTTAGAACGACGTTTCTCGTGTGTAATGTCTTTGGCTTTGTTTACGTCTACTTTAATCATATCAATTACTCCTGAACCCATGCGTTGCGGAATGTACGGTCTGAAGGTACTTCGCTGACATCAACAATCTCAGCAGATGCCTTGTTAGCTTCTGGCACTACTTTGTCGCGTAGCTCTTCCATAGTACCTGCCCATTCTGGTGATGGCACTACAACGCTTACGCCACCTTCGTCGTTTGTGTAAATAATTCTTTTGTCCATTGTTGTTCCTTTAGTTTGTTTAGAGATTAGCGGAATATGGCTACCTGTACTGCTGGTAAATCTACGGCTGCGGCACTTGAGGAATTAGAAGTTCGAATACCTAAACTAGTCGTAGCCCTTGTCGTACCCGTCGTCTCGCAAACCAACCCAGCAATAGTGGTTGTAGCATACTTAGCTCCGTATGTAGCAGTGTAATTATCGTCTACCATAGCATTAGTAAAATTAACAGTGTAATTAGCTGTGCCATTATCAGTAATACTGCTTACATTAAACCCATTGCGAATGGTTACAGTGCCTGTTCCATCAAAATTAACAAACGCTTTAGCAACGCCTACAATGTCTGGTTGGTCAGTACCTGTTCTGTCTTTAATGCTGTCTACGTTTAATTGACTCATAACACCACCCACACACTACCTGAAGAAATAGTCACTGTAACACCTGTATTTATTGTAATAGGTCCCGCACTTGACGCACTTTTACCTGATGGGATTGTATAGTCTGTTGTCACTGTCTGTGAGTTCTCAACAAATATTTGGTCGCCACCGCCGCCTGTAGCACCACCACCGCCACCGCCTATCTCGCCCCAAGCACCAGCAGCATAGCCTTCAAACTGACCAGCGTCTGAATTGTAACGAAAGTAACCATTAACTGGTGAACCATCGCGTTGTGCTTCCGTGCCTGATGGAATTACCGCAGAGCCTGTTGAAGATGTTTTCTCTACAGCAGGTTGCCATGAAACAACACTACCGTTTGTTTGTAAAAACTTACCTGCGTTGCCTGTTTGGTCTGCAACATATGTGGAGGCTTCTGTAGCACTATCCGATGCTGCACTAGCAGAAGAAGCTGCATTTGTAGCTGATGTAGCTGCGTTACTCTCTGATGTACTAGCATTAGTAGCAGATGTACTAGCTGCGCTTGCAGAGTTTGCAGCATTAGTTTCTGATGTGCTGGCATTAGA